TAGATTATTTGGGTTTGATGCATGATGACGTTGAGCATAGGGACAAGATTTCTCGTATCGGCAGTGTCAGTAATCAGTTAAAGCAATTTGCTTTGGAGTTGAGTATCCCTGTTGTTGTTGCTGTTCAGTTGAATCGTGACGTAGAGAATCGGAGCAACGGTAAACCGCAGTTAAGTGATCTAAGGGACTCTGGAAGTATTGAGCAGGATGCTGATGTTGTGTTGATGATTGGTAGGAAGCATCGTGAAGGCGATAACCCTGATGGGCAGGGCAGTGATTTTGCTTTGGTTGTGGCTAAGAATAGGCATGGCGAAACTGGTGCTGCTAGATTTATAGCTCAGGATGGGTTTAGCAGAATTGTGGAGCAGTAGTGTTGCAGGATAATCAGGTTGAGTGTTGCCGTTGTGGGTTTAGGTGGGTTGTCAACGCTGAGAAACGTGGCAGGAAAGATTTGAAGTGTATTAGCTGCAGAGTCAAACCTGCACACACGATTCAATACGGAAAACTTAGATGCACCCCACATCAGGGCAGTCTTGATGCTGATCTAAACCCTGTTGACGATAAAGGCAGAATCGTGTTGCCAGGGGTTAGGATTTGTGGTCATAGGGATTGTGTGAACCCTACACATATTGTCAGCGATTAGCACTACAATAAATCTGCAACACAATAAAACAGAAAACATAACACTTACGCATTAGAGAAAGAAGATTCAAATGGCAGTTGTAAAAGTTTCAGGTAAAGTTTCAAAAGTATTTGGGGCAAGCAATCAAGGGTTATCTTTGGTTGAGTCGTACAAGTCTGCTACAGGCGAAGACTACACTCGCACCTATACAGTTTGGTTTGCTGTAGCTCACAATGTAACCGAGGGCAGTGATGTTACTGTTTACGGTCAGTTGAGCACAAAGATTGAAGATTACGAAGACCGTAACGGTCAGCCTGCACGTAAAGTCAAGTTGGACATCAATAACGCACAGATTGATGCTCCACCTGCACCCCCAGTCACCAACGCACCGTTCTAAATCATGCGTCAATGGATTGTAGGTTTTCTCTTTGGCCTACTTTTCATAACTAACGCTTGTTTCACAAGTCAACCCCTATCAGCCGTAAATGGTGTGGTAGGGGTTTTCTGCTGGCTGGTGATTATTCTTAATTATTATGGCAAGAAATAGTTTCAGCTTTACCGTCTTCGGGTATGAACCAAGGCCACAAGGATCTAAGAAGTATGTTGGGTCTAGGCGTACAGCTGCAGGAAATAACATTCCCTTGATTATTGAAGCTTCACCTGGTCTGCCTGTTTGGCGTAAAGCAGTTAGTGATGCTGTTGTTCAGGGGATGCAGGATTCAGGTGATCTAAGCAAGTTTGAAGGTGCTCTAAAGGTTGAAGCAGTCTTTTATGTGACTCGCAAGCCTACGGTCAAGAGAGAGTTCCCTACTGTGCCACCTGATGTTGACAAACTAAGTAGGGCGTTGCTTGACAGCTGTAAACCTGTTTGGGGTGATGACAGCCAAGTTGTACGCCTTGAAGTGTCTAAGAAGTATGCGACAGGTCAGCCAGGGGTGGCTGTGACTATCACTAACTACAGCGAATCTGTATAGTTTTCGCTGTTTTCTATACAGGTAACGCTTTGATAACAGTGCGACACGCCAGACAAATAAAGTTGTTGTTTCTGCCCTAAAACTGCTAGATTTGACCTATCAGCCAAAAGGTTGAGTTCGGACAAACAAAGGAACAAAAATGAAAACAGTAGAACTAGCAAAGATGATTCGCCAGGCACTAGCTGCAGATTTTGCAGACATGACTTTTAGTGTTCGCAAGACTGATGTTGCAACTATCTGGGTTACACACGAAAACACAGACCTAGAGTTTAGATCAACTCTAAAGACTTACCTAAAGAAGTTTGAAGGTCTTTCAATGTTCGGTGAGTACTCATACGTTTTTGAAACTGCTTACTCAGCAAAGGCAGGTGCATAATGCAGACTGAACTATTTCTAAAGACTGTTGATGCTTACAAGGCTTGGATTGCTACAGGCATGAATCACAGAGAGTTTAGTGACTTGTATGAAGCGTGGGATGAAGCAGTTTGTGCTTACGCTAAGAGCATGGGGATTGCACGTAGATACGCTGCAGATCATGTTTTTGAAGCTGTGAAAGTTGCAGGTGTGTAATGAAAGTTTTGTTAGGTTTCATTATTCTTGCTGTGGTCACTGTGTCTGGGCTGTATGTTGCAGCTTTCATCTTCAATTTTGTTGAACCATTCTTGACTCACCCAATCACTGTGACAGTGTTCTTGACTTTTCTTTTCGCTGTGTTTCTAAACATGTATAGAAGGGGTTTCTGATGAGTGCTTGGAAAGATGATGACGAAGTAACAACAACCTATGGTTCTATACAGCTCAGTTTGGAGCAGGCTCATGCTGCAGGTATCAAGACTGAGCAAGAACGCATAATCAAACTGCTAGAAAAGTGGGGGGAAGATAACGACAGATGTTATTGCTGTAATAACGATGTTGCTGCTGATGACCTAACTGCTCTTATCAAAGGGGAAACAAATGAGTGAGTCTATCCGTTACGAGAGTGCAGAGCGTGTTCGTGACTTTTATCGTGAGCAGGGTGCAAAGCGTGAGCGTGAACGTATCGTTGACTTGCTTATGCAATTGCCTGTGTCTGAAGCAACATACAAACTGATTCAACAGTTGAAGGGTGAACGTAATGTCTAGAGAGCTGAATGAAACGCTGGTTATGACTACTTGTAAATGCAGGGGTAACGATAAGAACTTGGTTATGACTAGACCCTTTTTTGAGGACTTGATTAGGTTGAAGGTTGAGCAAGAGCAGAAACGCATAATCAACTTGCTTATGGATCTAAACGCTGTTAGGCGATGTGCTGCAACAAACAAACTCGTAGCAGTTACAACTGACATGGAACAGGTTGTTTACTTACCAGGAATAGAAACGGAAGGCAAATAAATGAAGGTGATGGCTAAATACAAACTTCCAACAGGCCAATTTGCTATGCAGTCATGGGATGTCGGAAGTGACTGGCCTGATGATGTTATTAGGCAGATGGCAGAAGTTGCACAGCCTGAGTGGGAACTGTTAGCTGTAATCAAGTTTCCAGATGGAGTAAATCAAGAGTGGGTTTACAAAGGTGAAGCTAATGACTGATTTGACTAAGCGTGAGTCAGCGTATTTCATGTTTACAGCTGTGGCAGGGTTAGGGATTCTGATTGGGATTCTGGCGTTTTGGGGTAGCACTCAGCCTAACTGTTGGGACACTTACACTACTGAAGTTCAGGCTATTGAGATGTGTGAGCAGTGAAACGCATAAAGATAGATCACAAACTGATGCATTACCCGATAAGGCTTTACGTGTTGGATGCAGTGTTTATTTGGCAGATGAATGAAAAGGTCAAGCAGGAAGTCTTTGCAGAGCAGGATAAGGCGTTGCAGGTGCTTAGACTAGAAACAGGTTTCTCACGTAAAAGGTGTTTAGAGATTTTACGGGGGACTAAGCAGCTGGATGATTTTCCAGTTCGCCCAGGCTATAACGTGGAGAGAAGGAACATAAATGAGTTGTAATAACTGTGTTGAAGGGTGTCAGTGTGCCAGGGTGCAGGCTATAAACATCTTTGGTAAAGATTACAAGGCAGGTTTGCAGGTGGGTCAGGTAACTGAAGCTCAAAGAACTAGAGATGCCCTGATTGAACTAGAGAGAGCAGAGATTATCTCTAATGCTCAGATGCAGGCTATCTTTGACCTGATTCTTGAGAAACTTACTGATGCAGTGGACATTGACTGATGCTTGAGTTTATTGCAGTGATGTTTATCATTCTTGTTTTAGGAATTCTACTGTTGATGCTTACCAGTATCTTCATGGCTTACGTGACACAGGCAACCTACATTGATGAGTTAGATCCTGATAACGATGATGACTAGGGCTATAGATGAAGCCGTTGAGTTGCTTCGTGATAAGAACCTTGTTTGGGGTTCAGACTTTGACGGTATCAGGTATCAACTTGCTGACTTGCTTATTGTTTCAGCTGCTCAGGGTGACATCATGGAAACGCTGGCAGATAACTTGGCTAAACGTCTTATCAACCCTGATTCGGCTCAGGTCAGCTATGACCCTAACTTGGAGAAACGCTAATGCTTGAAGACTTGTTTATTCCTGTAAAACATACGCCTTGTAAGGTTAGAACTGTGAAAGAAGAAATCCCTGAAAAGGATGCCGTTATTTTTGAAGATGCCGTTATGAACCCTGAATGGCCTTGCAAGACTCTCAGTAATGAGTTGCGTAAGAGAAACGTGCTGATTAGTGACACAGCTATAAAACATCACAGGGAGAAGCGTTGCTCATGTTGGAAGACTTAGTTACCCCTGCACCTAAAGTTCAAGCCCCAGAAGGTTGGTCTGCGAGCGTCGTGTTTGATGGGGATGGGGGAACAGCGACACTTCCGCCTGTTGCTGATGGCGAAGCAGTGGACATTGACGGTTTCTTGCGTGATGCAGGCATTGACCCTGATCACATTGAGATAGTAGGCGAACCAAGGATCTCTCGGTGGCAAGTTGCTAGACCTTTCCCACTTGAACCTGCATGGCATACAGCTGTGCGAGTACGCTGGAGAAGGAAGGGCGTTGCTAAAGACTTACCCTTGCTGTATTCGTTAGCCAAAAAGACTAAAGCACCAGTAGTCAAAACAGTTTCCCCTGGTAAAGCGTTAGTTGTGCTCTGGTCAGATTTACAGGTTGGCAAGGTAGATCACAGGGGTGGGGTGGAAGCCATGATTGCTAGAGTGTCTGAAACTCAGGCAAAGCTGCTCAAGTTAGTCAAGTCAACTAAACCTGAACGCATAATCTTTTGCGATGTAGGTGACACGATTGAAAACTTTGGGAACGTAGCTGACTTACATCAACTTGCAACAAATGACTTATCTTTGATGGAGCAGGTTGACCTTGCAACTTCTATGGCTTGGGACACACTAAAGCAGTTATGTAAGTTTGCCCCGATAACTTATCTAAGCGTAGGCAGCAATCACTGTCAGTTTAGGGTAAGTAAGCAGAAGGTTGGAAATGCTACTGATGACTGGGCTATTCACATTGGTAGGACTTTGGCTAGGTTGAGCAAAGAAGTAGGGCTTGACATAACTTTTCATGAACCTGCAAAGCATGATGAGTCACTTGCCTTAGATGTATTTGGTGACGGTTTTCACGTGTTAGGTATGGTGCATGGACATCAAGCAAACAACCCAAACATGATTCCTGATTGGTGGCGTAAACAGTCATTCGGTAAGCAGGCAGTAACGGCTGCAACAGTCCTAGTCACTGGTCACTTCCACCATCTAAGAGTTCAAGAGTTAGGATCTACTAGCAGGGGAACATCTCGCTTTTGGGTTCAAGCCAGCACCCTAGACAACGGAAGTAATTATTACCGTTTGACTCAAGGTGAAGATAGTCAGGCTGGGCTTGTTTGTTTCGTGTTAGAGCGTGACACAGATTACACTGGGACAGTATTCAAGATTTAGGGGCTGGAATGGTTTTCGACAGTCTGTAAAGCCACAAGTGGAAGCAGATTGGACTAGGGTTCGACTCCCTACAGCTCCACGCAGAGAAAGGACAAACAATGCCTGCATACAAGTATCAATGCGTTGACTGTAACGAAATAGAAGTTATAACTTTTCAACTTAACGAAGTTCACACTGCACCTTTATGCCCGAAGTGTGACAAGCCAATGGTTAGACTGTTTGGGTTGCAAACTATTCGCTTCGTTGGTGGCGGATGGGGTAAGGATGCCCGATGACTGTAAAACTGTTAGCAATCGCCGCATTAGTTCTTACGCTGAATACAAGTAACGCTCAAGCCGAAGTCAAACCTGTATCTATTCAAGTTCAAGCAGTCAAACCTGATTTAAAGACTGTAGCGATACTGAACGCTAAAGAGATTAGGCAACAGGCGAAGCGTGACAAGTTGAAGCGTGTAGTAACTTATCTAACTACCAGGGTGCATAAGACTGCCTATGTTTTCTCAGGGTCAACTATCTCAGGCTGGGACTGCTCAGGCATGGTGAGATACACATACAAGCGTTTAGGCATCACCTTAGAGCACTCGGCAAACAAGCAGGCACACTCAGGCAAGCGTGTCAGCAAGCCTAGAGTAGGCGATGTCGTAGTGTTCGCTTACAAGGGAAGCACTAGCTTCTATCATTCAGCAATCTACCTAGGTAACGATCTAGTCATCAACGCTAATCAAATGTATAAGACAACAGTTATTCAACCCCTAAGCGACTTCAGCAAATCTCAAATAAGGTTTGTTAGAGTCATAGAATGATTAGAGAAGTGTGCAGCTGTGGAGCAGAGTTTGAAACAGATGACAGAGATGCTATTGCCCTAGTCAAATCTTGGAGACGGACACACAAACACTCAGAAAAGCCTTCAACGCCTGATACAAGCGTTATGCAGGTGCAAGGCGATAACACTGTTGCATTAGGCTTTCAAGCCCTGTACGACCAATACAACGACCCGATGGATGAATGATGAGCAGATTCCCTAAGCCATGCCTAACCTGCAACACACTCACAACAGGCGGTTCATACTGCAGTGTTCATCAAGCAACTATTGATGAGCGAGAGAAACTAAGACAATCAATCAGGAAGCAAGGGCGTACCCTATACAACTCAACCGCATACAAGAAGGCTAGGGCATACCTTAGAGCTACAGCAACCCACTGCCATCTATGCAAGCAACCGTTCACTAACCGTAAAGACATCACTGCAGATCACATCAATGCAGGTGACCCGAACAGTCCCCTAGCCCCTGCTCACTCAGTGTGCAACTCTAAGCGTGGCAACAAACCATTACTTTAGGCTTGGTAAAATAAAAGTACCCCAGCAGTACGTGAATACTCTGGGGCTTGACCAGACTAAACAGGAGTCCGATATGACTAACTTTACACTCAACTGCAAATGGTGCTTAGAAACATTTACAACAATCTACGAAACTAAGATTTATTGCACAAAACTATGTGCACAAAGAGCTAGAGATTTACGCAAACGAATTCGTAATGGCACACAAAGACCAATCCACAAACGTAACTGCAAGGGCTGTGCAGATCCTTTTATAACTAGACGTAGAGAACAACTTTATTGCTCGCAAGAGTGTCGCAATTGGATGCGTGAACAAGTAAAACGAGAAACTGCAAGGCGTAGGGGGGAATCCCAATGGAGTGCAGCTAATAGGCCAACCTGGAAAGCCAAAATCTTCTATAAAAATCAGGGTCAATGTCAACTGTGCAACAGTCCAATAGATTTACGTTTGAAATCGCCTGATCCAATGTCATTTTCTATTGACCACATCGTGCCAGTATCTCTCGGTGGAACTCA